GGCATCAAGCGCAAAGGGAAAGACATAAGTCACAAGAAGGCTTTGAGCAAAGGCGGCAGAAACAAAGACGGCACTAGGCTTGAAAGCCCTAGCAAGAACCGTAGCCGCAATTATAAGAAAAAACGTTAGTGAACCACTAACAAGGAGAACACGGTGGAGATAATCGAAAACGGACGTGCGCTGTTACTGCGCCTACGCAACCCGCAACAGGTAACGGAAGTCATACCAAAAAGCAAAGCCCTGCCTGACAACAAGGTGGTGGTGAAGTGGGGCATTGATGAAGCGCAAGTTTTGAAGAACCTTAACATCCAAGCCCCATCCCCCATAGAAAAACAATATTTATGGTCCGGTAGCACTGCGCCTTTCGACCATCAGAAAAAGACAGCGGCATTTTTTACATTGAACAGAAAAGCGTTCTGCTTCAACGAGCAGGGCACAGGAAAAACTGCCAGCGCTATATGGGCTGCGGATTTTCTGTTGCAGAAAAAAATTATAAATCGTGTTTTAGTTATATGCCCCCTCTCGATCATGGATAGCGCATGGCGTGGTGACTTGTTTAAGTTTGCTCCACACCGAACGGTAGATGTGGCGCATGGCAGCAGCAATAAACGCAAAGAAATAATCAAACAAGGAGCTGAGTTCGTCATAATAAATTATGACGGAGTAAAAATCGTGGCAGATGATATCGCCAACGGTGGGTTTGATTTAATAATTGTTGATGAGGCCACGCACTACAAGAACGCACAGACAAACAGATGGAAGACGCTTA